CGTGGTGGCGGTGCTCTCCGCCGTCTCCACGGCGTTGTTGGTGAAGGTGGTCTCCTCCATGTACGCGATGGCGCTCTGGCTGGTCGGCAGCATCGGGAACTGCGACGCCACCGCGATGGGGCGCTGCGGGCTCAGCTCCACCCGTGGGATACGGATGTCCTGCGGGTCCCAGCCGGCGCCGGTGCGGAACACCGCCGCACGCACGTCCAGGTCGGGGAATGACGCGGGCGTTGGCCAGTTCCGCATGGTGCGGAACTGCTGGTAGGCCTGCGACCGGACGAACAGGCTGCCCAGGCTCTGCGCGGGCCGTTCCGGCCGCCGCTCCGGCGGCGTCGGGTGCGGCAGCGTCCCGGCGGGCTCATGCTGGTGGCGGTACTCGGCCTCCGCCAGTTTGCGGGCGTCCTCGAGGGCGCGCCACTCGTCGCGCTCCTGGCCGATCGCTGCCAGCTCGTCGTTCAACCGCTGGATCTCCGCGGCCTTGGCTGCGGTGTCGCCCTGCAGCAGCGTGACCTTCGTGAGGTCCAGGTCGGGACCCGCCTGGGCGAACACCTCATGCAGGAACCTGCTCTTCTCGGCCAGGGCCGTGTTCGCCTGTGCGGCGCTGGTGTAGTGCTTCATGACTGATTCCTCCGTATATGATGAGCTGCTACACAGACACCTGGTGGGTCGCTAGCAGCCGCTGGAATTCCATAAACAGGCGCTCCGGTGAGGGGGCCTCCGACGCCTCCCGCTGCTCCTCAGGCCAGCCCCGGGCCACGACCGCTTTCGCCGTTTCCCGCGAGAACCCTGCGTCCCGCAGGGCCCGCTCTGCGGCCCGCTTCGTCGGCTTTGCCGGCGCCACGTCCCGCGGCGCCGCGGCAAAACTCGGCGGGTTGCGATACCGCCCCAGGTCGATCTCCAGGCCATTCATGGCCAGGACGCCAGGCCGCACCAGCGCGGCAGCGATCTCCCGCGCGTCCTCGACCTCGTCGGCGAAACCCAGTTCCACCGCCTCCTCCGCGGTCATCCACGTCTCCGCGTTGAGCTGGCCGAGCAGCCGTGAGCGCTCCAGGCCCGTTTTGGCCTCGTACGCGGCCAGCATCGACTCGCGGATCTGGTCCAGCGTCTCCGCGAGTTTGCGGAACTCGCGGGCGTCACCGACGCCTATCGTCCAGGGGTTGTGGACCATCATCATGGCGTTGCGGGGCATGACCACCGTGTCGCCAGCCATGGCCACGATGGAGGCGATGCTAGCGGCCAGCCCGTCCACGTAGACCGTCACGTGGGCCGGGTGGCGGGTGAGGATGGAGTGTATGGCCTGCCCCGCGAACACGTCGCCGCCCGGGCTGTTGATGTACACTCGCAGTTCCTCGATGTCGCCCAGGGCGTCCAGGTCGGCCCGGAACTGTTTGGGCGTGACCTCGTCGAACAGCCAGCCCATGCCGTCATCGGGACCGATGGGTCCGTACAGCAGGAGCTCGCCGGCCTTCGGCGAGCTCTCTTCCTCCGCAGCCCGGAACTCCCAGAACACGCGTCCCCTCATCGGATGACCTCCATGGCCGCGGCCACAGCAGCCTCGACCTCGGACTCTCTGACTGTTTCGACCTTCGCGGTCCGGGCCCGTTCCGCCTGCTCATCCGGGCTCAGCCCCGCAGGGACCGGCACCACGGCCGCGCGGCGCAGGTACACCTCGTGCTCCGGCTTCACCACCATGCCCAGCGCCCTACGGTACTCGGCCACAGTGATGCCGCCGGCCTCCAACCGTTTGCCCAAACTCTCAGCCCGCCGCTCCACGTCCTCCTGCAGCACGCGCACCTTCGAGAGGTCGAACACCAGGCGCCAGTCGTCGCCGTCCTCGAAATCCGGCAGGAGGGAGCGCGTCAGCTCCTCGCCCAGTTCGTGCCAGAGCGGTACCATGAACGACTCCGTCGCCTCCTCTCTATACTCCCGCAGGGTCGCCCCCACTTTGGTGGTGGACAGGCCCGCGCCCAGGCCCAGCACGGCCGCGTTGATACCGATGAGAGCGGTGATGCGCTCCTCCGGAATACCCCGCAGCGACCTGAGCTGCATCTGTTCAGGGGAGAACCCGAATTGCTCGACCCTGGCCGCGCCCTCCAGCACGAGGGGTGTCCCGCGTTTGTCGCCGGTATAGCGGTCCTGGTATTGCTCCTGGATGTACGTAGCCACGTCGCGCGGAATGCGCCCCTCACTCGGCACGATGATCAGCCCTGGAACACCCAGGTTGCCGAGCAACGACGCGGTCATGTTGGCCGCCTCGTCATCGGTGAAAATCTCGCGGAACAGAGATTTCATGGGCGCCATGCCCTTGCGGGGGTTGGCGGGGTCCATACCGTCCCGAAAATGGATGACGTCCTGGACGCGGAGCGCTATGCTCCCGGCGCCGCCGCCGGGCCGGTACTCGTAGTGTGTGATGAACACGCCATCGTCGTCGCTCTTCGGCTCCATCAAGTGCGCCGGCGCCCACCACAGCTGCACCGTCCGCCCCGACGCGCTGCGGAGCTTCAGGATGTACGCGTTGCCGCCGCCGCCGTCGCCCACCATGAGGTCGGCGATGACCGCCTTGAACAGCGTTGTGCCTGAGTAGTACGGATTCGGGCGGCGCAGCAGGCCCAGCAGCTCATGGCGGTAGTGCTGGTCCCAGTCCTGCCGGTCGGCGTTCCACTGCTCCAGGATTGGCGGTGCCTCCGAGAAATTCCGCTGCGCCCACCGGATACACGCCTGGACGATGCTGTTAGCGTCGGCCTGTACCAGGCCGGCATAGTTCACGGACGTCCGGTTGAGGAGTCCGAGGCCCCAACCGCCAGCCCTTGGGTGGCGCAGCACGCGCAGCATCGTAGCGGCCGTTGCGGCCATCACGCGCTGCGCCCCGGCAGCGAGCCTCTGCAGGCCCGTCGCTACACTGCGCCGTAGGTCCATGTATCCCCCTCAGCTGTCGCCCCAGAGGCCAGGGCGTCGGTGCGCGCCTCCCAGCTCAGCACCGCAGCCATGGCCAGGTCGATCTTGTCCGGCGAGTCGCTCCGCTCCTTCTGGATCACCCACAGCGGCCGCTGCTGCTCGTCCTGCAGTAGCAGCGTACGGCGGTGCGCGTTGCCCAGGTGCCGGGCTAACCGCTCGTCGCCCCCGTGCGAGATGTCGCCGTTGGCGATGGCGTTCGCGTAGCCCTGCAGCGCGAGGGCCATGGGTTTCTGCCGGTTGGTCCACCACTCCACCACCGTCTTGTCGCCGTAGCGGCCGGCCCACAGCGCGACGTCCGTCTCCCAGTAGGGCGGGTCGCAGTACATGCGCCAGACCCGCCACCGGCTCATCGCGGCCTCGACGGTCTGGTGCACCTCGTCGGCCGGCACCTCCCAGTGCTGCTCGGGCCGCAGGTTCGCCGGGCGCTCCCAGCAGCCCAGGACCCACTGGTAGCCCGTGCTCACCTCGGTGGCCACCAGCCCGGTCGCGTCCCAGATGCGGCTGCCGTCGAACCCGATGGTGATGAGCGCACCATCCGGCGGGCTGTAGTCGGGCCGCGCCAGCTCCCGCCAGCGGGCCAGGTCGAACGCCCGGTCACTGCCGGCCACGATCTGGTTGAGCCACACCCGCCGCAGGTACTGCCGGTCCGTCGTCGGGTCGCGCCACTGCTCCAGGATTCCCTCGATGTCCGACCACTCGGCGTCCAGCCCGGAGGCCTCCAGGACCGCCGCCCGCACGCCCTCGTCGGTGCTCAGGTCGTGGCGCTCGTCGGCCCAGCGGTAGAAGTAGAACAGCTGGGCGTTCCGGATGCGGCCGCTGGCCACGTCCCTCGCGTACGCGTGGGTCGCCTCAGCCACCGAACCCTCGCCCGGCGCGTGCGCCGTCGTCGTTTCCAGCGACCACGCGTCCGCCGCACGGCGTTTGGGGATGTTGGCCATCATGGTCCGGTGCGCCTCCCGCAGGCGCGGCAGCGTGAACCGGTGCGTCTCGTCGAAATGCTGGAACGTCGTGCGGGCGCCGTCCCGACTGTCTGGAGCGCTGGCCAGCGCCACCGCCCGGCCCGAACCGTCTTTGCGGACGATGCGTTCCAGGCCGATGTCGAAATCGTCGGCCAACGGCCCCTCGCTGAGGATGGCGTACAGCGCACCATACGCCAGCTCCTCGGACTGCTCCTCGGTGTACGCCACCAGCGGGATGTACGGGTCCGTCACTGGCCTCCCTACCGGCCGGCCGCTGGCGTCGAACCCGTCGCACCGCACGGGCGCCTCGGGGTGGAGCTCGCACGCCGCGATCCAGGCGGCGAACTCCGTTTTGGCTAACCCTTTCCGCAAACACACGCAGCAGCGCTTGAACCGGCGCCGCCCGGCCTGCGGATGGCCACGCGGGAACACCTCGTACATGCGGTAGAGCAGCGCCCGCTTCTCGGGCGTTAGCCTAGCGGGCTGGCCTCGCAGGTCACCCGGTCCGAATATCAGGTAGGCCTCGATAAACTGCGCGACCTGCGGCCCGAGCGTCGGCCACTCCGAGCCGTCATCGGACGGCACCACCAGTTTCGGCATGCAGGGTCAGCTAGACCAGGGCGAGCAGTTTCCGGGGATCGTCGCCGGCGTCCGGGCTCGGCACCCCTGGCCGGTCGGGTGCTGCAGCACCGCGCGGCACCTCCCACTGGAGCCGCCGCCGGTCGATAGGCGAGAGGCCGAACCGCTGTTCCTGCTGCCGGATCTCCGCCGCCAGCGCAGCGCTGGGCTCCCGCCAGAACCGGTCCCGCAGCTCCGCCAGCAGGTACAGCCCGTGGACGTCCGCCGGCAGGAACTCTGGGGCCATGGGCGATTGCCACACGTCCTGCCACCACTGCACCGTCATCGGGTGCCACCGCCGCCGGCGTTTGGGCAGCGGCGGCGTTTCCACCTCTGGCGCCTCATTCAGGACCGCGGCCGTGGTGACGCGGTTGCGGCGCTGGCGGAGGGCTGACGGCTTAGGGATGGGTCCGGGCATTCGGAAGTGACGTGGCCTCACAGGTACGGGTTGGGGCCGGCAGCGCGGCCCGGATCCCGTACACAGAAAAATCCGAG